GCAGAGAACGCCTGTTATACCTCTTAAGATTTCCCTGATCCTAAGATTGTAAGTAATAAGGAAAGAAACTTTTTTATTAACTTATTCTTCTTAAGGATCTTTTATGTCAACCTCGTTAAATCAAACTCAATTTGCTCCTTTATTAAAAACATTATACCCAGCGGAAGCTGTAAAAAATGAAGTTTACCCTAAAAATCCTTTCTTTGCTCTTGTTGAAAAAGACACTGGATTTTACGGCGATTCTTCTAAAGAACCTGTAATTTTTGCAACTCCACAAAACAGAGCAGCAGGATTTTCAGCGGCTAATACTATTGCAACTACTTCCCAAGCTCGTTCATTTTTACTTACTCGTGTACCTAACTATTCTATGGCTTCTATCTCAAATGAAACTATGCTTTCATCTGAATCTGATAAAGGAGCATTTTTAAAAGCTCTTAAATATGAAATGGACAACGCTTTACTCGCACTTACTCGTGCTATCAGCACTCAATTATTTCGTACAGGTACTGGTACAATTGCTCAGATTGCTTCTACTGCTACTGTAAATAGTTCTTCTGTTTACGTTGCATTAAGTAACCCAGAAGATATTGTAAATATTGAATACGGTATGCAGCTTGCATTTTCTGCTACAGACGGTGGTGCTACTCGTGCAACTACTGGATGTTTTGTTGTAGCAATTGACCGTCAAGCAGGTTCTTTCCTCTGTTCGGCTACATACGGCGGAGCTCCAGCTGCACTTACATCTCTTGTAACTTCTCCTGCTGCTTCTGACTTTATCTACGCTGCTGCAAGTGATCGAAATGCTGTTATCTCCGGACTAAGAGCATGGCTTCCTGGTACTGCAGTTACTTCTACTCCATTCTTTGGTGTTGACCGTACAGCAGATAAAACAAGATTAGCTGGTGTTAACTTTGACGGTTCCGCATTATCTATTGAAGAAGCTCTTATCTCTGGTGCTGCTCGTATTGCTCGTGAAGGTGGTACAACTGATACAGTGTTTATGTCTTACCTAGACTTTTCCAACTTAGTTAAAGCTGTAGGTTCTAAACAACAATACATTCAATATTCAAACGTAGCTGTTAAAGAACCAAAAGTAACTGTAGGGTTTAACTCACTTTTATTATCTGGTCCTTCTGGAACTATGAATGTTATTCCTGATCAAAACTGCCCTGCTGGATTTGCTTTCTTATTACAAATGAACACTTGGAAACTAAAAAGTCTTGGTGAAGCTGTTAGAATATTTAACGGTGATGGTTTGACTATGCTTCGTGACCCATCCGGAGATAACTTATTGATTCGTTGCTTTAGCTACGCTCAATTAAGCTGTCGCGCTCCTGGTTGGAACGGAGTGGTTACACTTCCTTAATAGTAATATCTAAGGCTCACAATTAGTGGGCCTGATTAATTTACCTCGAACCAAATAGGTCGAAGAAAGATAAACAGAAATGGCACAAAGATTATACCAACAATTTCAAAAAACTATAGCAAAAGAAGTTGTTACTCTTTTTGGTGGATTTACTGTAGGTGCGGTTGGTGCAGTAAACCCGATCGGTAGAGTAGCAAATCAAGGGATTAGATCAATTGTTAGAAATGGTATTGGAAATTATACTATAACTTTTGGAGACCCAAACAATAATACAATAGATAGATACGCTGAATTCCTTGGTGTGACTGTTACTCCAATACTTAATGGTACTCCTGCTTTTACTACTTGGGTTTTAAGTGCTACTGACATTCGCGTAAGTGGTACAATAACCATTCAATTTTATGGTCCAACTAGTTCTAGCGTTACTACTCTTGTTGCAGCAGAATTGAACACAGGAACTCAATTAAAGTTTTCAGTTACAATGAGAAATACATTAAACATCTAGGAAATAATTCTATATGAAAATAGATGGAGCTCTCTTAGCAAAAGCTAACGCAAGAAAAAAAATGAACCTTGAGTTTAAAGACGAAGGTCGACAAGTAATTCAAAATACTATTGATATGGGTAAAAAGTTTGAATCAATGATGTCTTTTATTCAAGCAGTTCATGAAAAAAACCCGGTTGAAGCTCATAAACATATGTACGCATATCAAAAACAGGTTTTAAATACAAATTCTGATAAAGAAACATATTAGAAAGCTTATATTATGCTAATGAATGTGCAAACAATAGTAGATTCTGCAATAGATTTAGCAGATATGAGAAATTCTCGATATATTGATCAAGCCAATACCCCCAACTCTGAAATATTAAGATACGCAAACATTGCTTACAAAGATTTGTATGCTCAAATTGTTTTATCAAAAGAACATTATTTTACTATCAGTTATCCTCTTGTAGTTACACCAGCAACAGACACTTATCAACTACCCTACGATTTTTATAAATTAGATGGTGTAGATTTATTGTTAGATGGTAATGGAAATTTTTTAACTCTATTGCCTTTTATGTTTAATGAAAGAAATAGGTATCGAAACTCTGCAATAATT